TATTTTCATTTCTTCCTTTTACTGTTGTTTCACCTCCCCAACTATTCGGCCAAGTGTCTAATATATTCACAATACCAATATCAATTTTTTTTTGTCTTCCTTTAACCTCTAGTGTAGAAAAGTCTTTTTTTATGTTGGTTATAATTGCTTTTGCTGTTTCTACATTTTCTTTATAAACTGGAATAAATTGATTTAGATTGATTGCAATTTTATAATTAGTATTATTATTTGGAAATTCACTTATGTGATAACTATTAAATTGACCTTCGGGAGTTGAGAACGATAGATTTTTTGCTGGATCAATTTGCAAACCACCAGGAACTACAACACGACCATATTCATCTTTAAATTCTACAGTCTCGTGGTGATGTACTTTTCCAAGTTCTTCTTCACTTCCATACTTATCAATAAGATACTTATAAAAACTATTATTATCTAATGGCCATTGTTGATTGATATTTGTGATATTATTGGTTGTTAAAATTACCCAATCAAGATCTGAATTATCATAAACTTTTGCAGCAACTTGGTCTGGTCTTTCATTATCAATGATTTGATAATATTCAAAAACATTTATAGCATTAGAAAGATCAGTTCTTAGTTTTGCTCTTTTGAATATATTTTTAGTTAAAACATAATCAGTATTGAATGACTGATTAGGAAAGTTCGCAATATATTCGAAATTTGGAAGTTCTTTGAAATACGACATCTTAGTATCCTACATCGTCTGGATAAACTTTTTGATTATCATTTTCTAATCCACTGAATATTTTATCTTGATAATCACTTTCATATACAGGTTCAATTTCTTGGAAGTTTAAAGACATCTGTACGGATACTGGTTGTCCTTCAGCATAAGCAGCCCATTGACCGTCAGGAGCATAAACAACATTCATATTAACAAGAGCACATATCTTAAATTTATTTAACCCAGATATGTCTTCATTACCTGCTGTTTTGTATGAAAGTTTAAAAACATTTGGAGTTCCAAGAAAAAGAGAACGAGCACCAGCACCAGATTGTGAGTTTAATTTTCTTGCAGCACTACCTTGTTTAAACATACGAATAATTCTTTTTACATTTGTTGCTTCCTTAGCACTTCTTGGGCTCATACGCCAAGTAAATCCAAATTGACGAAGTGTTGGACCTTGAAATAATAGTTCAAGGTTTGAGTTTGGAACAATTCCAAATCCTCTTGCTAAGATAGTTTCTGCTGGAACTTCAAATCCGGCATTTTTTAATAGCAATGAAGATATTGCTGCTTTAACTTGTTGATTTCCCATTAAACCAGCTAAATTTTCAATTCCCGCAGCACTTGCTATTGTTCCCATCTGCATTAAAGTTGCATTAGGCAATTTAACCCCAGTCATACCAGAAACGAATTCTGACCCAATTTTTAATGCAGCCTGACCAACTACAGCAGTAGTTGGATCTCTATTAATATTAGCAGCAACTGCTGCCGTCATATTATTCATTGAGTCATCACCCCAACCTACAGCATTATTATCTTGAATACCAGAAGGAATTGGTAAAACGGTAGTTGCAATTCGTTCTTTTAGAGCACTGTTTCTTTGTACTCCTTGTGTAAAAACTTCTTGGATATTGAAACTTGGATTTGCAAAAAGATCTCCAGTTGGTGGTTGATAACGATACATTGTGATTTGTAATGTATCTTGTTGATCTTTTAAAATATCAATTGGATATAATAAAAGACCTTCATTTTTAAAAATATCTTTTTCATTTTTGCTTTCAAAATTAAGATTAGTAATATCATTTAGATTTATTGATCCTGGTGCTGCTGCTAATACACCTAATCCCGGTATTGCTGTTGCTATTCCTGCATTTGTTCCTGGAAAACTATTATTTACTCCTGCCTTACTATTTTGATTTGCAGGTGCTGCACTAACATTAACTGCATTCTTACCAGCAGCACCTCCTTTTGCTTGATATGCTGCATATACTTTTTTTCTCATATCTACCGACAGTTGTTGCGCCAGTGCTGTTGGTTTGTTTGGATCACCATCTACAAACAATTTTGGGTCTCTTATTGCATCACTTGTATAACTACCATTTTTATAAAATATTGCTAGTCCAATTCCTGCATCATATCCTAATGCACTTTTTGCTTTTAATTCATAATCACCAGTTTTTGGATCATATCTAATTCCAAGAGGACTAGGACCAAGAGGACCTAAACCTGAAGTATAATATTCATCTTTTAATACTTCATAAGCCATCTATGGTGCGTCCCAAACTTTGGTTTTAAATACTGGTTGACCTCTTTTATCAACAAACTTCTCTGTTGGAAGCAACGATACTTCTCTCCATTCTTTTTCAGGCACTTTAAAGAATTCAGTCATTACTCCAGAGAAGAGGTATTTGTGTAAAGTTTTCTTGGGTGCATTTACAATTCCTTCTTTATTTAGAAAGGATTCTGCAACACCTCCACGATATTGTGGATTGAGATAATGAAGATTTGCTCCAAGAAACCAACCTTCATTAAAACTAATCTCTAAAACATAAGATAAAGGGTGTTTGTCCCAGTATTCATATTTTTGTGGATACTTTGCGGAATACAAAAAGAAAACTAAATCTCCTGGTTTTATAAATCCAGTATCTTCCTCATTAATATCTCTCTTTTGATTGTTTCTCAATTCATTCATTAATGAATTCGTCCACCAATCAATACTACGATATTTGTTGCCTGCTTGTTTTTTGATGTCGTCTGCAATCATTTTACATTAATCCCCAATTCTTTTTCAGTAAAAATCTTGAATTCGTAATTTCTATCAGCACACCATTCCTTTGCTGCTTCCCACTTTGCTTGATTGATAACCCACATTTTTACTGAATAAGCCCAAGACTTTGTTCTTCTTTTTGGATTTGTTTCAGGCATTTTTAAATCTTTTGCTGGTTTGATTTCAACAACAAGTGTTCGTGTATTTCCATCTTTATCTTTATACTTTACAAAAAAGTCAGGAAAGTATCTATGAACTTTATTATCAATTGGTGAACGGTATGCGATACAAAATTCTTCACTTTGGTATGAAATTACATTTTCAGTCAAATCACAATACTGCATAAACTTCAACTCATAAGAAGACCTATAAACAATATTTGTTGGGTCTCCTCCATACTTTTGTGGATTATTCGGTTTAAATTTTCCTTGTTTGTAATTTTTATTATTCATATTTTTTCCAACCCTTATGACTTTTATTTCTACCAGAAACTACTTGCTGTAAGCAATTGATACTTAAATTATTTTCTTTTGCAAATTTTGTAAGATTTTTAATCTTTAATATTTCATTATTTGGTGATATTAATATGTATTCTTTGCTATTATTCTCGGAAAGAATTTGCTTTGTTTTTTCAGGACAAGGTTTTCCTTTTAAATAACTTTCATTATTTTCAAACCATTTTTTTCTTTTTTCACTTTGTATTTTTTTTGAATTTTCTGTATGATTTTTCCCCCACATTGGATTTAATTCTTTATATCTAGAAGAACCATACATTCCATTATTTCTTCCTTTATTTGCCTTTTTCTTGTTTATTTTTTCTTTCAAATCGTCTGGAAAGTTTTGCATTGTTTCTAATGCTTTTTTTCTATATTTTTGTTTATTATCATTTGTATTGTTTATGTGGTGAAACCCCCCATCTCCACCAACTGTTATGTTATAATTATCTTTTCTTTCTATAAAAATATTATTTACTAACTCATTTTCTTTTTCATTCATACTTATTGCATTATCAAATATAAATAAAATTTCTTTTTTGAAATTATTTTCTCCATATTTTTTTATTGCCTCTTTCAGTAATTTTCCAGATCCAAAATAATTATCATTTAAATTTTCGGTTTCGTGTTTTCCAATATAAAATCTTCCATTTAACATATTTGTAGTTTTATATATTGTATAATACTTCATTTGTGAGGATATGTTAATTCCTTATTATTTATATCTTCGTTACGGGGCATACATAGTATAAACACTTAAGATATTTATAGATGGCCGCTCCAGATAGAGGATATCCAAAAATAGGACCATTTTATATTAAAATGAC